TTATTAGAGGACAATCAAGAAGTATGGATATACAAGAACCTCAAAGACGTACTCGTACAGATGAATTTACTGGAGATATTTCACCAGATACTCCAGGTGGATTAACAGGTTTTCCAAAAGGTCCACGTCCAAGGGGTGTTCAATTTTCTAATGAAGCTCGTGATCAACCTGTAACACTAGCAAATCCAACTGGAAAAGGAATAATAGCTGTTAGAGGTACACCTATTCAAACTGAAGCTTTACCTTTGAATCAACGTGCTCCAAGAAATCAAGTTCAATCTTTATTGGAAGGTGAAGTAGAGAGAATTGATGATTATGCAACTCAAGGTGGTGGTGCAGGTATGGGTGTTTATGGTAGACAACTAGGATATGTACCTGGACCTGAAAGTAAAACAGTAACAGGATTAAGAAGTACAGAATCAGGAAAATTAGTACGTTCTAAACCTACAGATGTACCCCTAACAAAAACAGGTCGTGAGTTTAATCCTCAAACAAAAAGAGATGAGTTTAGAGATCTTTCAAATGATACGTTAAGAAAAATTATTACACAAGGTACATACAGAAGTGGAAAAATGGGCAGAACAGCAATAGAAGCTCAATATGAATTAAAACTAAGAAAAGATTTAGGAGGAAAAGCCGCTGAAAACTATGCACCTAATATTGAGAAAGCTAAAAAAAGTATGGAAGTAAGTCGTGATATTCAAAACATTTATAATAGTGGCAGACCTGATGCCCAACAGCAAGTACAGGCTTACATTCAAGGTCTTCGTAAAGGACAGCAATTCTGATTATGGCTAATAAAAAGAAAAAGGATAAAAAGAAAAAAAAGGATTGGATCGGTTCTGCAGTAGATCGTCCAGGTGCTTTCACAGCTAAAGCAAAGAAACGTGGAATAACATCTGCTCAACTCCAAGAAAATGTTTTAGGTGATCCAGACGAGTACGATGAAGTAACTGTGAAACAAGCAAATTTACGTAAAACACTTGTAGGATTAAATAACAAAAAGAAATCTAAAAAATAAGCATGAAAGATTCTCGTCTTGATTTAGGCAGATATGTAAAGAACCCTTTTAATAGAAGGGGACAGGTACCTAAACGTTTAGATTTTAATGACTTATTTGTTTCTAAAGCAAGAGATGGTGAATACCCTTGGAACCCATCACGTTTTAGTGAAGTTGATTTATTAAAGAAATACCAAAGTAGAAAACAAACATTAAACCCTGATCTTAATTTTGTAGGAAATTCTCCTTTTTTTGATGCTGATGATATTGAAACTCTTGAAGCAAATAAATATGAAATGTTTGAAGGACTAGGAAGATTTAGTCGTCCTTTTGATTATGATTTTGATGAAGGAAGAGCAAGAACAAAGAGACGACCTCAAGAACAACCTGATTTTAATCCTGAGTGGATAGAAGCATATCGTTTTAGTCCAACAATATCTCCTGATGGATTTTCTAAGAATCCAATGCCTAGAACAAAAGATCCTGATCCAAGAGGATACTTAATGGCACAAGCAGAACGACGTGCAGAATCTGATGTTGAAAACAATTTAGATGTTGCAGATTTATTAGCAAGAGGAGATAAAGTTGTTAGTGAGCAAAGAGCAGCACAAGAAACTAGAGAAGGAGAAAAAACAGTTAAAGAAGCTGAGACTACTCCAGATAAAATAGAAGGAAAGGAAAAATAAAGATGTCTTTAGCAGCACTTAAATATTTAATGCCAGGAAAACTAACTAAAGAGTTATTAATGCAATCTGTTCCAGGTGCTTTAGCTTCAGGTGGTTTAACAGGATTAATGACAGGAGATCCAATGGCTGGGTTAGCTGTGGGAGGAACTGACTTATTAGGTAGTGCAGGAATAAGTAGAGCTTTAGCAAGTAGACGATTAGCTAAAGGGATAAGAGGTTTAGATCGTGAAGGTGGAACAACAGGACGAATAGCTAGAGGAGTAAGAGGTCAATGGGCTAAGACTGAAACAGCTCCAGGTGTTATGGGTCCTAGAAGGTATTTAACAAGTGTTCCTCAAAATATTGGAATTATGGGTACAACCTTTATGACTCCTATGATGGTTGAACCAATGTTTAATAAAGGGAACGTACAACTTGCAGGACAACAAGGAACAACAGCTCAACAATTAGCACAAAGACAAAATATTAATAGATCTCCAATGACTGGTCCGTTATCTAATGGAACAATGTTTCAGTTAGCAGGAACTCCTGTGCCAAATGAATATAGAGGACTTTACTAATGGCAATTAGGAATTTTCTAAAAGATTTTGCAAAAGATATAAAAGCTGGTTATAAAGTTGGAGAGAAAGCAACTTATGACTCTAAGAAAAGACGTGGTTCTTATAGACATAGTGTTTTTGATCCTCGCTTTGCGAAGGATATGTTTGAAGGTACGAAGGAATATACAACTACATCGGGTACAAAAATCCCAGCTACTAGAAAGTTAAATAATCCTGCTGAATTTTTAGGTGCTTATGGTGCTCGTTTAGCAACTGATTTAGGTCAAGATGCTTCTCGTCAATTCCTTTGGCGTTATAACCATCCAATGGCTTTAGCGGAACTTGCAGGAAAGACAGTTATAGGTAAAGAAGGAATGAAAAGATTAGATTCTTTAACACCTACACAGAAAGCAGGAATCATGAGCGTATCTGTTGGTATGCCAGCTTTCGCTTCTATGGGAACTATTGACCCAACAAATCCTGGAGAATTATTTAGACCAAAAGGTTTTGCACAAAATTATGCAGGTGTGGGTTCTGATGATAGAAGGAAAACAGAACAGCCTGGACTTGAAGCAATTGATCGTTTTGTATTAGGTAGGAGAGGTAGACCTCTTAAATATTCAGAAGCTAAGAAAGATATACCAAATTTAACTCCTCAAAAATATGGTGATTTTTTAAGAAATTATTATCAAGATAAAGGAGTTACTGGTCTTGGTTTACTTAAATTTAGTGGTGAGAATTTAGAGGGTCATCCTGAAGCAAGAGTTTTAGGCTTTCCTATTGGTTTGCAAGGTGTTTCAGCTGTTACTGGTGGTGCTTTAGGTGCTAGAGCAGGATTGAATAGACCAGGTGCAACTCCTAGAGGAATAGCATTACGTGGAGGAGCAGGTGCATTAGCTGGTATGGCTGTTGGTAAGGCAGCAAATATGGCGATTGCGTCAGCTAATCGACCTAAATATCCATCTACTTATGAATATACTCAAAACCAATAATTACTCTGATAAAATTAATATTATGACTAAAGGCTTTTAGTGGATAATGGCAAGTAATGAAATTTTAGATAATTTAAGCTTCCAAGCCTTCATGAACCAAGTAGGCAGAGGTGATAGAGCAGCTCAACAAGCTTTGTATAAATTCTTCCCACAAACGGGAACAAAATTTGCGGGCATGACAGGTGTTACTGGACCAGTTTCACAAGCAGCAATGAGACAAGGGGCAATGGGTATTGCCAAGATGGGTTCAAGACGACTTCCTGTCTTAGCTGGAGTAATGCAAGCAGCAGGAGGAGATTTTGCAGGTGGTGTAGGTACAGCAGGTGGTGGTATTGCTGGAGGAGTTCTTGGTGGAATGGTAGGAGGACCTGTTGGTGCATTAGCAGGTTCTTGGTTAGGTTCTAGTCTTGGTTCTGGTTTAGCTCAAGGAGTAACAGGGTTTGATCCAAATAATCCATTAGCAGGACCAGATTGGAATTTAGGTCCAATTGCTTTAACTCCTTATGCAAAAACTAAAAAGAATTTAAAGAAACAAATGAAGTTAGCTGAAATGCAGCTACCTCTATATAACAAAATTGCTGATAAAAATTTAGAACGACAATTAGTATCACAAACGCTTGCGAGCACTGGTCAGCTTTTATCTAATAATCCTTATATTCCAAGAAGCTGGTAATACTTATGGATAAATCAAATCTTTTTCAAAATTTAATGAATTTTTTAAGGAATAAAAAAAGTTCTAGTAGCTCTCAACTTCCTATAGATCCATTAGTAAAAGAAATGTCTATAGATGATTTGATTACAAAATGGGGTGGTAAAGTTGAACCCGTTACAAATTCAGTAATTAGACCAGATGATCGTAATGCATTTGAAAAGGCTCAAGATAATACTAGAAACTGGTTATTTGACAGACAACAAAAAATAGAAAATTCTGCAAAGTTTAAAGAAAAAACTCCAGAATTTGATATTATAAATCCCAAACCTGATATACCAGATAATAGTAAGTCTGGAGAATTACTTGATAAATATGGAGACATACTAAAAGGTTTAAGTGATGATCAAATACAAGCAGCCTTTATGATGAAAGGTATTGATCTTGCAGGAAAATTTGGAGAAGGAGGAATGAGAGCTGCAGATTCTTATGACAACTTAACTAGGTCTATTGCAGCAATTGCAGGAGCTTTACCAGAATATAAAAGCCCTGGTTTTGCTATTAGTCCTATGGCTTATCAGAACTATGCATTTGGAAGAGGATAAGGAATTATGGGTATTAGAATAAGCACTAAGATAGCAGCAATGGAGGTTAGATAGTTATGTTAGGTCTTGGAGCAGCTTTAGCTTTAGGAGGTATGAATTTACTTGGAAGCATGTATGCAGGAAATAAAGCTGCTAATGCTTCTGCTGCTTCTGCTAACGCTGCTAATTTTAGAGCTAATCAGAACATCTATCATGGCCGAGATATGGCCAAGATGAATGCTGCCATGACTATGTGGGGTGCAAATCAAAATGATAGATTTGCCAGAGAAAATCTTAATAGACAAAAAGATGCATCTGTATGGGAACAACAAGTATTAGCTCCTTTAATGGCTAGAAGTAAGATTGATCAAGCAGAACGCTTTAATATATTTGAAAATTCACCTGATAATACAGCGTTACGTAAAAAGAAAAAACGAGAAGATTTTGCAGGTCGAATGTTAGAAGCAAATTCAAAACTAAGTGGGCTATTTGGTCCTTCATTACAAGATAAACAATACCAAGCTGAGCTTGGATTCTTTGGATAACCATGGCTTGTTCAACCCTAAAATCAAATATTCTTCTTTCGGATGGAACAACAAAACCTATCCATCAATTACGTGTTGGAGATGAAGTTGATACGTTAGATCAGCATACTCTCAAACGTGGTAATCATAAAGTTATTTTTATAGAAAAAAGTAACTCTAAGTTAGTAGCTCTTCACTTTGATAAAGAAGATATTGAATGTTCTCCTAATCATAGATTTTATTCAAAAAATAAAGCAAAATGGATTAAAGCTAAAGATCTAACAAAAGGAGATAAAGTTATATCTTTAAATGGTAATTTAGAATTTATTAGTCGTAAAAGAATTAATGAAGGCGAAATTATTGATTTAACCGTAGAAGGAGCACATACTTATATTTCAGGCAATATACTTTCACATAACAAAGGAGGTAGTACAACTATTGTTAATGAGGCTCCTGAAAAGGATGATACTTTTGAAAATTATTTAAAATATCAAACACAAAGAGACGAAGATGCAGAATATAGAACTTGGGCTGGTGATTTACAAACTTTTAAAGCAGCAAAAGGTAAACAACAAACTGGTAGATCAGGTTGGCAAGCTAAATATGATTCAACTAAAAACCAATTAGCTAGAGGATTGCTTACTTATACAGAAGCTCAAAATCAATTAAAAGATTATGCAACAGATTATAATTTAGCTCCTGGTTCAGTTGCTTTTGCAGGTGGATCAGATCCTAGATCTGCATTTGACAGATATCAAATAAAAGATGATCCTGATACAGAAGAAGTTGAATCAGGTACAAGAGCACCAGAAGGAGGTTGGACTCAATTACCTACTTATGAAACTCCTGCTAATTGGCAAAATTGGAGTGTTGACCAAGATCTAGGTCGATTAGGAGATTATTACCTTGGAACAAGTACAACTGATGCTGATGGTAATGTTACTCAAACAGGTGGTTTATTAGGTGAAAGAAGACATCAAAATATTGGAACTGCTTATCAACAAATATTAGGGAGAGTAGCTACAGATGATGAAATTTCAGATGCCAAAGCTAATTTAGAAAGTGGTTATTTTGGTGGCCTTGATGATTTTAAAACTTCTCTTACAAGCAGTACTGAATATAAACAAAAGTTTGGTCGTAGTTATTTAGAAAATTATTATGACACGATGTTTGGTAAAGAAGAAAGAGATTCAGAAGGGATAGGAACAGGTAGACGTACCTTTAACTTTGATAAATCACTATTACCTACTTACGGAGGCGGTACAGGCGGTACAGGGTCTCAATTAGAAACAGATACAGGTGTTGCTTTACCTGATTGGCAAGATAGCTATACAGGAACTCCTGCAGAATTAGATTTTACTTTAGATAATGTTCGTGAATCACGTAAATTCTTATATAGTGCTGGTTTAACTAACTTACAAGGAACAATTGATAAAGAGATTCAAAGTCTTAAAAATGAAGGTGGTAAAGAAATTTCAAGAATTAATGCAGCCGGAAATCTTTATGCTGGTTTAGTTGGTTCATTTAGTTTCTAAAATTTTTTGAAATATAAAAACATACTTGTTATAATTATTGTAGTTAAATTTTTCATAAAATGACTCAGCAAGACAACTATTTTGATATAAATAAGTTTCAACAACTTCTTGAAAAGCTTGAAGCTTCTAAAACTCGTCAGTCACGTGACAAAGCTGTTGATGACAGAAGAGGTACATGGGCACAAGGTTTAGCAAACATGATGAGTAACTTCTAAATTTTTGATTTAGTAATTATTCAAATAAGAAAGGTATTTAGCAATGACTAGTAGTGTAGGAGGTTGGCCTGATCGTCCTGAACCACAAGAAGACGATTGGTTTGATATAGACAAATACAAGCAAGCTGCTGGTGTTGCTTACGATTTCTCAAAGAAAAAATTACAAGATCAAGGTGAAGAAACTCGCAAAACCATTGGTTACGAATCAGATCAAAAGAAAAGAGAAGAAGAAAGAGATTACAAACAAGCCCAATCAGCGTATAAATATTGAATTATTTGATGATTGGGTTGATAATCTAGATTCTTCTACTCAAGAATCTTTTTGTTCATTTGCTTCCAATAATTATTCACTTATTGAAGTATTTTTGTATGCACGTTTCTTGGGATACCAAGGGACGATAACTTCATGTGAACTTTGGGTTAATCAAGAATATGAAAAACCAGATCATCGAAAAAAATTATTATTTGAAATTGATGAGATGCAAGAAGATATTCGTAAATTAAGAGCTGATGTAGAAACAGGTTTAGTCAAGCGTGATGCAGGTGTTGCACGTATTGCCTCTATGCAAAAAGAAGTACGTGGACATATTGATCAAGTTGAAAAATTTACAAATACAAAAGATAGAAAAGGTTTATTAATGGCTGGTGCAGATCGAGCTATTAGAGAATTAATGTTTATCTTTAAAGATGATCCTATTGAAATACCTCTTGAAGAAGCAACAATGAGTGTATGGGCAAGAATGCAGTTAGAAGAATAACTACGGTTAAAATAAAAAGAATAGAAGTTTTAAGAAAAAAAAATGGGAGCAGGACGTAGACCAGGTAGATCACCTAATAGACCTCCAAGAAGAGGACCAGGAAGAGGACCAGGAAGAGGTCCAGGAAGAGGACCAGGAAGAGGTCCAGTAAGAGGTCCAGCTCCATCTAGAAATACAGGAACAGGAGTTGGTGCTCAGCATTCAGGATTTCAAGGACTAATTGGAGGCTTGCAACAAATAAAAAGAGATAGAGATGAGCAAAGAAATGCAGCTTCTGATAGACATCGAGATGGATTAACAATACCACCTAGAAGAGAAGAATTTGGTAGAGATAAATTCAATAACACAGTAACAGCACTTAGAGAGACAAGTAATACTCCTCAAAATAATGAAAGATGGGGAACTAATCATTTTGATAGAGATAGATTTAATCATGTAGTAAATGCTGTAAGAGAACCAGAAAGAGCACCAGTAAGGGATACTCCACCACCTAGCAAAAGTGACGACTACTTTAATAGAGATAGATTTAATGCTGTAGTAAATGCTGTAAAAAGACCAGAAAGAGGACCAGGCAAAGGACCAGGCAGACCTGGCATTATGCCAATACCTGATAAATTTAGAGATCGTGATGGAAATCCTTTTAAGCAACCTGGACGTGGACCAAAAGATGTACAGCGTAATGCCGCAGAAGATAAAATGAGAAGAGGTGGACGTAAAGGCGGAAGAAGATAAATATGACTAAAAAAAAATTACCACCACAGTTACTTGAATATTTAAAAAATAAAGAAGCGAAAAAAGCTGATGGTACTGATATGTCTGATAATGAAAAACGTAAAGCTGCTTTAGATAAAGCTAAGAAATATAAAGAGCAAAAAAAAACAAAATAAATAAACCTGAAATTCAAAAACATCCAGCAGAGATTGATGATTCAGGTAAACATGTTTAAATTAACTTATTAGTTATTATTAAAGTAATCGTTTGATTATTTATTGTGCCTTCATATACACATCTTGCTTATAGACGTAATGCGAAGGCTGCAGCACGTAATCAACAAATTAAAAAACCTAAAAATGTAGAATCTTTAAAAAAAGCAAGAGAAGATTTTGGTTTCTTTTGTGACTATGTAGCTGATAAACCTCCAGCAAAACATCATCAAGAATGGAATAGAAATTTTGTTACGAATGAAGATAGTAGTTGTTTAATAAAAATTGCAGGACCAAATGTAGATCTTTTAGCCCCTCGTGGTTCAGCTAAATCAACTGTTCTTGGTTTATTAACTGCATGGGCTATTGGTGTTCATACACAGGCTGGTCTTCCTTTACAAGTTCTTTATCTTTCTTATACCGTTGATATTGCTAGATCTAAATCCGCAACAATTAAACGTATTATTGAAAGTAAACGATATCAAGAAGTTTTTCCTAAAGTACGTTTACTTAAAAATGTAACTAGTAACGAATACTGGTCTATTGACCATAAGTTTGCAGGTATAGACACTACTGGTGAAGAACAATTTACTCTCTGTGCTGCTGGATTAAAAGGTTCTGTTACTTCTAAGCGTTCTCATCTTGTGATGATTGATGACGCTATAAAATCAGCTGCTGATATTGCTAATCCTGATATTCGTAAAACAATGCAGGAAAACTGGAATGCAGTTATTGCTCCCACTATGTTTGAAGGTGGTAGAGCTATCTGTCTTGGTACTCGATTTAGACATGATGATATACATTCCACTACCTTTAACGAACAAAATAATTGGACTCAAATTGTTCTCTCCGCTATCCAAAATGATCCCAAAACAGGTGATGAAGAATCATATTGGCCTGAAATGTGGTCCCTTGAATACTTAAAAGAAAAAAAACGGCAATCTCCGATTGCCTTCTCGTTTCAATATATGAATAAAGTGGTAAGACAGAATGAATTATCGCTTGCACCTGAATTAATCGTTAAAGCAGAAATATCAACCGAATTTGATACGTTAGGAGTGGGGGTAGACCTATCAGCAGGAATAAGAGAAAAGAATGACTATACGGTAATGGTACTAGGGGGAAGGATTGAAGATCGAATACATATCATTGATTACAGAAGAATACGGGTTATGGGTAATTTAGAAAAGTTAGATGCTATGAAAGAGTTGTTAAATGATTGGTCAATTATTCAAGTTGATCAAGGTGGTCTTTATTATCCAACACATTCAACATGTGATATATGGTCTGAAGCTGTTCAGTATCAAGCATCATTAGAAGCAGACTTTAAACGTATATGTCTACAAAATGAAAGTTTATATAATCTAATTTGGCATCCAGTTAAAGGTTTTAGAGGAGATAAGTTAGCTAGATTCCGTGGCATTATGGGTATGTTTGAAGATAGAAAAATTATATTTAACCGCTATAGAAACTTTACAAATA